CAGTAGAGCGTTGCGGCCGGTCTGCTCGGCGGCGATCAGCGTCGAGCCGCTACCGGCGAACTGGTCCAGGACGGTCTGACCCGGGTCGGACGAGTTCTCGATGTGCCGGCGGATCAGTTCCACCGGTTTCATCGTCGGGTGCTGCTCGGATCGCTTGGGGCGGGGGAACTCGAACACAGAAGTTTGGCAGCGATCAGGCACGGGATGATGGGCGCCGCCGGGCTTCCAGCCGTAGTAGAGCACCTCGTGGCGGTAGTGATAGTCCAGGCGGCTGATGACCATGCTGTCCTTGACCCACACCAGGCTGCTGTGCCAGATGTCCAGGTCATGGAGCACCATGCTGAAGGCCACGCCCATCGGCCCGTGCGGGGCGGCCACGTACCAGACAGCCCCCGGCTTGCAGGAGTCGAGCGCCGTCTCGAACGCGCCTCGCAGGAACGCCACGAGCTGCGGCACGTCGAGATCATCGTTGGCGATGCCGGGATGCCCCTCGACCCGCGCCTGTGCCGAAGACATGCCGCTGGTCGTCCCGACGCGACTGGCGATGCCCACTCCATACGGCGGGTCGGTCCACACCATGTCCGCCTGTCGGCCGTCCGCCAGACGAGCCATGTCATCGGCCTTCCGCGAGTCGCCGCACAGAAGGCGGTGGCGGGATTCGACAGGAGCCATGTACTGCTTGCCGCACCTGCGGCAGGTGCATTCGCGTTGCGATGAACTCATTGGTTACCTCCGACCGCGATGGGTGAATCGCCTGTCCGTTCCAGGATGGCGGCCTTGCCCGTGAAGTCCTGCCACCGCTTGACGGCCACGTCCACGTATTGCGGCACCAGCTCCACGGCCAGGCACGAGCGCCCGAGCCGCTCGGCGGCAATGATGGTGGTGCCCGTCCCGCAGAACGGCTCGTAGCCGGCCCCGCCAGATACACCGAGAGACTCCAGGACGTGAATCGCCAGGTGAGCGGGCATGGAGGCGGCGTGGATTTCCGGAGCGACGTTTTCGCCGCTCGCGCCCCGGCCCTCGTAGACGTTTGAGACGGTCGAATGGAAGCGCCCGGTCGGGATCGCCCGCGATGGCTTGTCCTCCGGCGAGAGAATCCAGATGTCCTCGAACCGGCTGTTCAGCACGATGGCGGCCATGGCCGGTTGGCCCTGGCCCTTGAACCACACCATCCGATCCACGAAGTGGTCGCGGTAGTGGTGAATCCAGTCCAGGGCGGCCGTCTTGTTGCCGGCCAACGATTGGAGGTTCACCGCCACCGTCTGACAATGCGCCAGGGCCAGAGCCGTGAAGTCCACCAGCAGACGCAGGTACTCGGCGGCGGGCCTGTCATCGCTGACGCCGACGTACTTGGAGTCCACGCGGCTCTTGTTGCCGCCGAGGGAGTTGTCGCCAGCGTTGTACGGCGGCGACGTGAAGCACAGGCTGGGCTTCTGTCCATCCATCAGCCGCTCGACGGCCGCCGCGTCGGTGGCGTCGCCGCAGATCAGCCGATGGCGCGACTGTATTACGGCCTCGTACTGCCTGCCGCACTTGGAGCATTTGCACTGGCGGTTCATATCTCGTTGACCTCCCCGCAGTGTGGGCACTTCGTGTAGGCGCCCAGCAGCCACAGGTCGCCGGGCTGCGTGACGGGTTCGGCGGGCGGCTCGGGAACCGCGTCCGGGTCGGTCAGGCCCTCCGTGCCCTCCGGGGCAAGCAGCTTGGCGAGCTGGTCGGCGTCGAACCCCAGCATCGAGAGGTCGAAATCCGCCGCTTGGAGGTCTTTGAGTTCCAGCGGCAAGAGGTCATAGTCCCAGGTGGCGATGTCGCCGGTGGCGTTGTCGGCGATCCGCAGCGCCTTGATCTGGGCGTCCGACAGCCCCTCGGCCACGTGGACGGGCACGCTCTTCATGCCCAGCTTCTTCGCCGCCAGGAGGCGCGTGTGGCCGATGACGATGACGCCATTGGCGTCGATCACAATCGGCTGCCGCCAGCCGAACTGCTCGATGGACTTTGCCACGGCGTCCACCGCTTCGGCGTTTTGCCGGGGGTTCTTCTCATACGGCCGAATCGAATCCACGTCCCGCATCTCGATCTTCATTGCAGACCCTTTCCGATGTTCTTCACGCGCCCGGCATGGCCGGGCAAAACTCATCGCCGCGGCGCCGACATGCGGCGCGCGCTACGCGCAACAAACAAAAAGACTCTTGCTGCCCGTTCCCGCCGCGGTCAGCGTCGCCGTTTGCCGGGAAGGAACCGGGCCTTGCCTTGCCCACCTTGCCCCGTTTGACATTCCGCGCCACCGTTGCGGCCGTGGGCGCGGTCGCATCCTTGCTCGGCCCCGCAGGAGATGTCGCAACCTGCGCAAACGTGGCGCGTTGGGGCGGCGCCCTCGCTTGGCGCTGCCTGCGAAGGTTGGAACGCCCCGCACCAGTCGCCCGACAAGACCAGGGGCCACTGGCCGTAGTCGTATTCCAGGTCAAGCCCTTCGCCGCGAAAGCGACCAACCGTCGGCGGATTGATCCGGCAGAGGCCCTGGATGCAGTCATCAACGTTGTCCCCGGCGCGCTGGGCTGTGCCGCCGTCGTCGCACGGGCTGAAGAACCGGCACTTGAAGCACGATGGATGCATGGGGTGGTTTCCTTTCCGAAGGCGGGTTGGGCGCATCTATTGGGACTTTTTGCGCCTTTTGCGCTACCCCTCTCGCGCGTGCGCCGCAATACGCGCGAGCGGGGGGTACGGCGCAAGAAGTCTCTAAAGATAGAAAAGAGAGAGATTTCCTTTATATTTCCCTTATTTTCCGCAGTTCTATCTTTGGAACTTTTTGCGCGCCGAGGGGCGCAAAAAGCGCGCAAGAAGTGGCCGAAAGCGGCCAATAGATGCGCCCCGAAGGGGTTCTTGCGCGCAAAAAGTCCCCGAAAGATGCAGCGTAGAGCATCTTTGTCGAAGATGTCCGAATAGATGCCCGGATAGATGCCAGGCCCTTTAGCGAAGGTGGTATTCACGCTTCCTCCTTCCGCCGGTGCCGGCCTCCCGGTAGTCGATCTTCTTCTGTTCCAGCAGCGCCGCGCGGACCTCGTCGTGGTGCTTGGGCGGCCAGGGCAGTTTGCGCGAGAGCCTCCAGAACGGCATCCAGTCCTCCCCGCTTGATGCCCTCCATTCCCGCAGTGTGCGGATGACCTTCTTGCAGTCGGCGTCGAACTCGCTCTCGCTGACGTGCTCGGAGGCCATGAAGAGCATCCGTTTCGTCTGGTGCGTGACGAGGAGGCCGGCCCACTGCGCGGCGTCCCGGCCGATGAGCGGCTGGGCGTGGTTCTCGCTGCATGCGTAGACCAGGGCCAAACGGCGGGCCTTCTCGTTTGCCCGCGCCCAGATGGCCATGGCGACGGTGTCGTTCCTGCCCTCGGCTGCGCGGTACTCCTCGTCACAGGCGACACCGTGTTCCAGCAGGACTCCCCGGGCCGCTTCGCTGTAGTCCACGACCTTGGGCTGGGGATGCCAGGATTCCAGGTTGCCCGTGCCCGGCCTGAACGACGACCACCAGCGTGCGACGTCCAGGACGGATTGGGGGATGGGCGTGATCCTGTTGGGCTGGAGACCGCTGCGCGCCCCGGCCTCCAGGACGATCATCCTGGCGAAGAAGCCGTTGTCGAGCATCTTGACCGACAGCGCCTGGTAGAAGTTCTTGGGAATAGCCGTGCCGAAGAGGCACAGGCACGGCTGGTCGATGACGCCGGATGCCGCCTTGCTGGCCTTGACCCGCATGACGTACACCGCGTCGGCGCTGGTGTACATCCGCAGCAGCATGTTCATGATCCCCTCGTAGCGGGACTCCCTGGACGTGCCGATGGAGGCCAGCAGGTTGTCGATCTCATCGGTCTGGAAGAGCGACGCCGGATGGATGAACATCCGGTCCTCCAGGCCCTCGCCGGAGACGAAGGTATTGGCGAACGTGCCGTTCATCCCCGCCTCCAGCAGCACGTCCTGATTGACCTTGCGGGGATGGTCCTTGCCGACGCCCGAATTGGCCAAGCCCAGCAGGTACAGGCCGGTCCGGTTGTTGGCCTCGTCGCGGACCTTGCGCCCGGCCAGAAGGGCCTGAAGGGCCATCGCCCCGCAGAACGCCATGACGTGGTTGGGGTGCGGGGCCGTCCTGAGGCAATGCTCCATCACCTGTTCAATGAAGCCGGGCACGCGGAGGAGACTATTGGGCACTGGGCCCGGGTCTTGGGGACTGTCGTGGGAGGAGGTTTCTGCGTCGTCGGCCGGATCGTCCGCGTCGGTGGAAGTGGTTGATGAACTGAAGGCTGACAGGTCGACGCCGGATGTGTCAGGTTCACCACCGTAGCCCTGCGCCCGCAGTGACGCAGCCGCCGAGGCATAGTCGCCGGAATGCTCCAGAATCGCGTAGAGCCTGAACGGCGAGTAGGCGTTGTCGGGCTCCAACGGAGGGGCGCTGCTGGTGAAGACATAGAAGACGCGATCCTTGAGCGTGGCACTGGTGCCGCAGTCCTTGCCCGGCCGTCTCCAATGCTCGTTTTCACCAGGTTTCACCAGCGTCCAGCCATGTTTCTGGAGCAGTCCGCGCACATCGCCGCGCTCATTGAAATCATCGCCAGGACGGCCGGCGATGGTGGTCATGATGGCCGACTGCTGCACCGGCGGGACAAGCTCATTGAGCGACCGGGCCGCGTCGATCAGCACCGACCGCTCCTGTGCCGTCACCAGCGGCAGGTTCTCGAAGCGGCCCTGCTCGAGGACATAGCCGCTCGTGGGGGCGCACAGGAACAGTCCGCCTTCGCCTTTTGTCTCGATCAGGCACGGCTCGATCCGCCAGCGACCCTCCACCTTGCGCGGCACGTAATCCTTGCCCGCGTACCTGGCCTGCGGTGTGCCATCGGGCCTGAAGGTGATCTCATCGTCACGGAGGATGATTACTTTGGCCGCCAGCTTGCGGCTGCGCGGAGAGTCATCGGCGAGGCGGTAGACGACATGCCTGCCGCCGGATTGCGACGTCTCGATGACGAGGCGCGCGATCAAGCCCGGCGCTTGCGATTCCACGACGGCCGCCCAGGCCGGGAACGCCTCAGCCTTACAATCGAAGTCCATTGCCTCCAGATTGCCGGATACCGCTCCGGCGATGATGCAGACTCCCGGCGCGTCAGCGAACCACCCGGCCACCTGCGCCTCGGACGGCAAGCAGCCCTGGAACGCCTTCCACGTCCCAAGGGTCGTGAACTTCTTCGCCGGATCGGCCGGAAGCACACACAGGCCGGCGTGGAAATAGGATGTCGCGGTCTGAATCACGCCTTCAATTCCGCCAGATGGTTGAGTCAGACGAACTCGCGCTCTCGTCGGCCTTGTCGCGATTGCGAGCGTAGACGTAGGTCTGTCCCTTGTGGAATTCCAGGCGGTAGGCGAACGTGTGCCCCTGCTCGCACAGAAATTCAATCGCGATGGAGATGCCGCGAGTTGTTGGGCGAACCGTTGGGTCCAGGTGGATACCGTCAACGTCCACCTTCAGTAGCCCGCGCCCGTTGCCTCCGGGCGGCAGACATATGATCCCCGTCGGGTGAACGTAGTTGTCACCGCAGACCGGGCAAGCCAAGCAAGGCTCGCCCATCGAGTGGTCCAGCGGGATGACTTGATTGGAGATACTCATTCGTGCTCATCCTTCCCGGGCGGCATGACCGCCTCGATATTGCACCGGAAATGCCAAAACATCCGCAGAGCCTGGCGCGTCACGCCCTGGGCCTCGAATATCTCCGGCGGATCGTCCTTCTGGTCGTGCGTGGACTCATGCGCCATCTGAACGACTCGCTCCAGCGACGCCACGGGCAGGGCCATCATGGCCAGCAGGAGCTTTCGCACCTGGCGGGCGGTGGCGATGTCGGTGTCCGTGATGTTGGTGCTCTTGTCCAAGTGTCCTCCTTCAGAATGGAATCTCGTCGTCCGGGGCAATTGGCATGCATTCCGGCTCCGGCGACGAGTGATCCCATTCGCCATCGTCAAAGGTGGGCATGCCGTCCTGATCCGTGGGGCCGTTGGGGGAAAACGGCGGATACCCACCAGCGCCGCTGCCGACAACGGCTGCGGGCTTGTCGCCCAGGCGGTAGCCGATGATCTGGTCGTACATCTGGCCGGCGACGTGCCGAACCTGGATGGATTGCACGGGCGCGAGGCTGCCAGCCTCGGCCAGTTCCACGCCCTCGGCAGCCGATGAAGGCACAGGATCGTTGGATCGCTGCCGCCACCAGCCCTCGGCCTTGGCGCGGGCGTAGCCGGAGTGCTCCAGGCAAATCCACTCCGAGATGTACTTGTTCCAGCCGATGCGATACTCGACGCGCATCGACTTGGGGGCGTCATCGGACGCATCCCGCTTCGTGTGAACCGAGTAGTGGATGTCATGGACGGAGAACTCGGTGATCGTCTCTTCACCGGAGAGCACACCCTCGGTGGACGCCTCGGCGTCATGCTGCTGGCGCTCGGGCGGCGGAAACGCATGGCCGCACTCGGGACAGTTAGCGTAGGCGGCATGGATGACGGCGTGACACTCTGGGCATTCCTTGGCCGGGGCTTCGCCGTTGCCCTTGCCCGGCTCGGTCACGCGCAGATCATCCACCGGTCCGTGGCGCATGACGTTGCCGCCAAAGTCCAGGACGAGACAGTCGGCCTTGCCTTCGCAGAGCCGGAAACCTCGTCCGACCATCTGGTAGAAAAGCCCCGGCGACATGGTCGGGCGCAGCATGGCGATGCAGTCGACGTTGGGCGCGTCAAAGCCGGTCGTCAGGACGTTGACGTTGCAGAGGTACTTCAGAGGCCGGTTGTCGGCGTAAAGGCCTTTGCCCGGCTGCCTGCGAAAACGCCCGATCAGCCGATCACGTTCTGCAGCCGGGGTATCCCCGCAGACGAAGCCGCACTCGACGCCGTGCTCGCCGCGCAGGTTCTCCACGATGTGCAGGCCGTGCTGGATGCCGCTGGCGAAGATCAGGACGCTCTGGCGATCCTGCGTCTGCTGGACGATCTCGGCGCAGGCGGCGCGGACGAGGGCGTCCTTGTCCATCAGGTCTTCCACTTCGCCCGCGATGAACTCCCCGCCACGGACGTGCAGGTTGCTGGTGTCGGCCCGGACGATGCCAGCCTTGGTGCGTAAAGGGCACAGGTAGCCATCGCGGATCAGCTCCTTGACCCCCACCTCGTAGCAGATGCGGTTGAGGAAGTGGTCAATCTGGCAGATCGACCCACTGGTCATTCTGAATGGCGTCGCCGTCAAGCCAATCGTGCGGACGTGCGGGTTGATCACCTTCGCGTCCGAGAGGAACTGGCGGTACATGCCGTCGCCCTCGGGCGGGATCATGTGCGCTTCGTCGATGCAGATGATGTCGAAAACCTTATCTTCGAAGAGTTCCCCGGCCCGTTTGTAGACCGACTGGATGCCCGCGACGATGACGCTGTGCTCCGTGTCGCGCTTGCGCAGCCCGGCGGAGTAAACGCCGATGTC